AACTGAGCCGACTTATTTCGAGGATTTGATTTCTCATTTTGGATTATTAACTGCAAGTGTAATTGATGTTACTGGGGAATCTGGATCCAGCCCTATGTGTGTTGTGAAACATGCAAAGAAAAAACAAGAAGATATGGCTGCCCAAGGTGCGCCCTATGACAAAATTTATATTGTAATTGATAAAGATGCTCATGTTGATTATTTAAGAGCATTGGATGCTATTAAAAGAGCTAAACCTAATAAGGTATGGTTTACAGTGAATTCCGTTCCTTGTTTCGAGTTTTGGTTACTCCTTCATTATACTTATTCAACAAAGGAATATAGAGGGTTGCCTGGGAAAAGTGCTGGGGATCAAGTCGTCTCTGAGTTGAAAAAATATATTAAAGGATATGATAAAGCAGCTAAAGGTATTTTCTACAAAACATTTAACTCATTGAAAACAAAGGATTTGAATGAGGTTATCACTAAGGCTAAACAAAGTTTACGAGCGGCCGAAAGTAGTGGTACTGACAATCCTAGCACCAAGGTGCATGAGTTGATAGAGACGTTAATGGAGTTAAAGGAACAAATCAATATTAATAAAGGCAAGAAAAGATGATGGTGCTAGTTTTTAAAATGATTATCTAGATTTTTAATTTCCTTATTAATAGTGAAATGAAAGGCTTCGTCATTGCATGTGTAGATCTCATTGTGGAAGGGGCTTATCTTTTTAAATTTGCGTTGGCTGCATGAAATCGCATGATGATCCGGTACGATTTTTATCCCTGCAATACCAGCACTGGCGCGGATCGCAACGGATCATGCAACTGCATTAAAAGCGACATATAAAGCGCGCAGGCGAGGCGGGGATAGCATTGCGCGCAAGCCGTGTTGAACCCCTCCCAAAAGAGCCGCCAGCGTCCCGTCACGGCGATTTATCGCAATACTTGTATGAGAATGGGGTTTGATGTTGTGGCGCCATGATGGCGCTCTCAGGCGCTTACAGCGCACTGCATAACATCGCCATTTAGTGACACCAAAAAATGACACCATAATATTCTTGCAATGGTGTCATAAAGTGATACTATAAACTCCATGAACAAACGACACCAAAAAACGCTGTCAGATGTGTTTGCCCGGCCTGTCAA